AATAGTTCTAATCCCTTTTCAGTAAGGATATGATTATACATCTTCTCAAAGACTGTTGGTGGCATAGTAACTATGTCTGCACCATACTCAAATGCTCTACCCACATCTCGCACACCTCTAAGAGATGCTGCAAGAACTTGGGTACTCACCATATGTTCCTTGAATACATTAACGATATCTTTAACAAGACATAGACCACCAAAAGAATTGTCATCTACTCTACCTACAAATGGTGAAACATATGTAGCACCTGCTTTAGCAGCAAGAATAGCTTGTACTTGTGAGAAGATAAGAGTTACATTAACTTTAATACCTTGATCAGATAATATCTTACATGCTTTGAGTCCATTAACAGTACAAGGTACTTTAATAGTAGTTACATTACCATACTTCTCCTGAAGTCTTTTACCTTCAGATACAAATACATCAACCTCTTCAGTTACAATCTCCATACTGATATCTGGTACACCAATATCCTTAATCTCTTGGTAGTCCTCTTCAGGATCTCTACCACTCTTCAAGATAAGAGTAGGATTGGTAGTAACACCATCAACTAAACCCGTGTCAAAGTGCTTACGGATTACATCTGCATCAGCAGTGTCTAGAAAAATTTGCATTGTAATAAAATTTTTAATATTTAGGGGGATAATAGGCTATATTTCCAGCAAGAACAGATCTTCCTGACACAGGAGATGCAGGAACCTCATGCCATGTATGTCCTTCAAAGAAAATAATTTGACCTTCTCTCATGTTAACCTTATCAAACTCAAATACCAATGGAGAAGACCCCTCTGGCATCCTAACATAGTAACTAAAGGATAATGCATATGGATAATGGTTATGGGGTCTTACACCCTCACCTTTATTATAGTTTATTCCCCAAGATTCTACAATTGAAAATGCTTTAGGATCAAAACCAAGATCACCTCCACCATGAAACCTATTCATAGTGAATCTGCCATGTTTATAATAGCTTTCAGATCCATACTCTCCACTATCACTCTCACTATCCATAACTCTTGAGAAGTTATGAGCAACTGATGGAAGAATTTCCTCTATCCACCTCATTAATATACCAACTTTTTCGATACCAAAGAACCATCCAGTTCGGTTTCCACCTCCCTCAACATGGTTTATTAATTCGTCTTTAATAAGTTGATATAATATAGGATTTAAGTCTTCCGCACTGGGGTAATCAACAATCTGATACAGCATCGTAGTAATCCTTGCGGTAATACCTTCCTAAGATGTTACTATTATAATAGGCAGGTGTACCATCCGTCAACCTTTCTGTCAGGACATTGTTAAGAAACAACTGTCTCGTCTCTTCAAAATTTACTTTACCTGCTGTGGGTTGGGTAGAGAGGATTTCTCTTTTGAAACAGTGAGACCCCAGAAGTTTCCTGTCCTCTGTAAGTTCTTTAGAACTTCCGTAGTATGTTTTCCAGTTACTTTCACTCGTCCGTTTGCGTCTGCTATTTCTAGGCTTTCGCTTCTGTACGAAGTACTTCCTCCCGATATACTGCTTACCCGATTGGAGATTTGTAATCCTGTAGACAAAACCGAACTGGCCGTCAATGTCATCAGTAGTAAAAGTTGAACCTTTATAGGTCCAGGGGTTTTCATAATCTCCCTCACCAGTTGATTCCATTTCATAATCTTTATATTAATGCTGGATTATTTAGCAACCACAAGAACAACTCTTTCCTGTATACACTTTACCACATGATTTACACTTCTTAGAAGCTTCCCATAGATGGTCTACAAACTCAGCAACAATTGGTTTCCCTGAGTCTGCTTTGAACTTCTTGTCCTCACCTTCTTTCTTCACCTTCTTAGCAGCTTTCTCTGCTGTCATTATAGTGGTTGCTCTTTCTCTCCTATCATCTTTAATCTTTTTGATTGCTTTCTTACGAGCATCCTGCTTTGCTTTCTTTGCTTTCTCTGCCTGAGACCTAGCTGCTAGAGCAGAATTCTCTGGTTTTGAAGAAGAACTAGTAGTAGTCTTTGTGGGTTCTGCCTTTCGCTTTCCAGGTTGATGTTTTGGATTATATAAACCCTGATTCATATCCTTAACTATATTACCACCAGTCCTAGCCAAACCACCTGCAGCCCTCTTAGCAAATCCAACAACACCTTCTCTGATATCATCAGGTACATTATCCTCACTACCAGATACCTTTGAAGCATATTCTTTTCTTGCTAATTTTCTCCGTGCCTTTGCACCAGCATCCATTGCCTTTTCAGCTTTCTTTTCTGGTTTCTTCTTAGTAAATAATCCTTCAGTCTTGAGTGCGTCCTGCTTTTTCTTAACAGCAGCCTCTTCTCTACGCTTTAATACAGCATCTAACTTTGCCATCTTTGCTTTAGCAGATGGTTTACTTCTCCTAGAGAGTTCCTCTACCATCTCACCTTCTGGTTCATGCTCTGCTGCTAATGCTTCATAAGGAACTGCTTTTCTATTCTTGATTTTCTTTTTCTCTACTGCCTTTGAGTGACGCTTAAGTCCTTTTCTTACTTGATCACCTATACTTTCTACCATCTCACCTTCAGGTTCATGAGACGCAGTGATATCCTCACCAGCACCTTGCCTTACAGCCTGAACTTTCTTCATCAAGACTTGTCTCTTGATCATCTTCAAGCGTTTCTGCCTCGGATCTGGTTCATCCGTCTTCTCAGCAGGTTTTACTTCCTCTATAAAATCGCCAAATTGCCTAGACATAGTTATAGATTATACTATACCAGACTATTTATCCTGATACTTATTGTTAAATTCTTTGAATGATGATTGACAATCAGGTGGTTCAGGATCTTTATACCCCTTCATCTTCTTCCACTTGTTATGCAATGCACCCATCATCCATGACTGGGCAAGACTCTTAGGACCATTCTCAAGCAGATCTAACTCATATCTAGATGAGGTATACCCCTTGAATTCTTCTCTCCAGTTGGAGTCATCATAATCAACCATAATGCATGTTCCTGTCTTTGTTGGATTTGGATAGTTTAGTTCCTCTTGTTCTCTTCTCACCTGTCTGACCAGATCCTTTTGGATGTTTACCTGGTTTTTCTTTACCTAGACTAACAGACTTACCTGGTTTCTTAGACTGTGTGTCATGTAACTTAGCTGACTTGCCTGGTTTCTTAGTAATCACAGATTCTTGTCCGTGCTTACGACCCAACCTTCTCATAGTCTTACCAAAGTTTCTCTTACTCTGACCTTTAGCAGGTGTTGTAGAATAAGATACTTCTTTACCAGTAGACCCATCGTCATACTTGTAACTGCCAGTGGTCTTCTTATATCCCATGCCCTTTTTCTTTAGATCCTTCTCAAGACCTTTTCTTTTGGCACGATTCTTAGACTCACTGCTACCACGATCAGCAGAAATGTGACCAGTGGTTTTAGTCTTAGCCTTACTAAGTTGTCTTGCTAGTCCTCCCTCGTTTAACTGAGAGCATTCTAACATAAACTCTTTATATGTTTTCATACCTAGTAGACAGTTTCCTAATTGGTATTTATATCGTACTCTATCACTATCTTCTTAGATGATCTACCAACTGAGTTCAATGTCTCATAATGATTCCATTCACCCTTGAGTAGTTCTTCCATTAATCTCTTATCTAAACCTGCTAGGTTAACACAATTATCAACAGCTTTACGAACAGACTCAAGACCTAAAGGTTTATGATCTACGAATGATCCTGATAGATCATTCTCCTTAGCATTTTTCAATGCTTTATCAATGTCTATGGTAAATTCGTCACTCATATCCCTTCCTCTTCTTCCAGTCAGCATACATCCTACCATACATCATACCTTCATTGGTTCTGATAGGATCTCCCTTAAGGATCTCTTGCTCTCTTTTAGTTCTAGGAACATCCATACCATCATACTCTCGCTCCCAGTCCTGAATGTCCTTTAGCATTTGTTCATCCATTTAGTTTACCTAGTATAGATTGATATGTAGACACTATATCACCTTCTCCCTTCCTAAACAAGTCCTTATCAAAACTTTTACCTTCTCTCCAAAGCCGCATTCCATCAGGTGATAGTTCATCAGCAAGGAGTAAATTTTGTCTAGAATCATAACCAAACTCCAATTTAAAATCAACAAGTGTGAGACCTATCTCACGAAAGATCTTTCCCATTATACCATTAACTTCTCTAGCAGTCTGTTCCATATCTCTTAATGGATAATTACCCATTGCCCATATACGATTCTCTGTTAGTAATGGATCATCCTTCTCATCATCCTTTAAGTACCACTCAACTAATGGCCAACCAAACTCAGTACCTTCTTTAATGTTTGTCTGTCTAACTATAGAACCAGTAGCAATATTTCTTACTACAACTTCTATCGGAATAATATCCACCTTCTTACAACACATTGAAGTGGGTGTAGGCATACTAATATAATGAGTTCTTATACCATACCTCTCCAACTCCTCAAAAAGTAACTGTGATATCTTACAACATACTTCTCCTTTACCTTCAGGGAAATCTACCTTCCTACCGTTACCAGCAGTAACCTTGTCCTCATATTGTATGAGAACTTCATCAGGATTATCAGTCTCAAGGACAGTCTTTACTTTACCTTTTATCATTTTTTAATCCACCCCCAACAGTTAGCATAATTAAAAATTGCAGCATCTGGTTCCACTTCATCTCGAACTTTATGTACTGCTGTTTGAATCATATCAGATCGCCAATCATGACCAGTAAATAATCCACCACTCTTTACAATAGGATACCAAGATCTTATATCATTAATTGCTTGATCATATGTCATGTAAGTGTCTATAAAAATAAAATCTAAAGACTCTGGTTCAAATTTCTTTAATGCTTCATTAGAATCTTCTTCAAGAAGAACTGCCTTTTCTGACACACCAGAATGTTTTATTCTATGGTTAGCTACAAATTGATGAAGTTCTGAATCTTTCTGATCTGTTTGCTCTCCTAGTCCATAAATCATATCTTGATGAGGTTTATAATCATCAACACCATACAATGTTTTAATGTTGGGACAAGCATGGAGCATGGTAAGAAAACTATCTCCTGCCTCCACTCCTAACTCCATCCCAACTAGATCATCACCCAATGTCCCAATAGTAAAGATCATAGGAGTGATATCACTCTTAGTGTTCTCACTAAAATCATATGTCATAATTTAAATCCAGAGAAAGTGTCCTTCTTAACATCTTGTTTGATACCACCAACGATATAAGACTCTACTTCAGTCTCTTGTGGTGCTACCTGTAAACCCTTAGAACTAATCCAATGTTGTGTCCAAGGTAATGGATTGTTTCTCAATGATATATCATAGATAGGATCCAATCCAATTGCTTTCATCCTCTTGTTAGCAATCCATTCAACATACTGTGATAGAAGCTTCTCATTCAACCCTATCATACTACCATCTCTAAACAAATACTCTGCCCACTTCTTCTCCTCATTAACAGCAGTTTCAAATGCAGACTTCAACCATTCCTGTTCTTCCTGCATTATCTCAACCATTTCAGGATCGTCACCTTCTCTCCAATTTTTGAGGATTGTTTGAGTAAGTACGAGATGTTGGTTTTCGTCTCTAGCAATAAGGGAGATGATTTTAGCACTTCCTTCCATGAGTTTGAGCTCACCAAAAGCAAAACTGCAAGCAAAGGACACATAAAAACGAATACCTTCCAGAATGTTGACATTAGCTACTGCTCTATAGAGGTGTCTTTTTAAATCTTTTCTTGTCCACTCTGAATTAGGATGAGTCCTCATATCAGATGTCCAAGCACTACTCTGATCATATTCATGTGCTACATTAAGAAAGTCATCATATGCTTTAGTAACACTAGTTGCTCTTTCCAGTATTCTATCATCAGTTAAGATAGTATCTAATACCTCAGAAGGATCAGAGTAAATGTTCTTAATAATATATGTGTAAGACCTACTATGAATCATCTCCATAGTCTGCCATATGTTCATACACCCTTCTAGTTCTGGTATAGAACAGTAAGGTGTGAATGCCATACCAGGTGCTCGGCCTTGAACACTATCCAGCATGATTTGATATTTTAAATTAGATGTATAGATGTGCTTTTGCTCTGGACGCAATGCCTCATAGTCTGCACGATCTTTCTGGAGTGATACCTCTTCAGGTCTCCAGAAATATCCTAACATCTGTTGAGTTAACTTCTCAAAGACAGGATACTTATACTCATCATATCTCTGTACCCCCAAGGGAGAACCAAAAAACATTGGTTGCTTCTTAAGGTTGATTGCTTCAGTATTGAAGACAGTCATTCCTTTAATATTAGATGGCACAGGCATCACACTCCGTAGCTTCAGATAATTGACTTAAAAGATCAGATGCATCTACTTTATCTTCTACTATTTCATCTGTCTTATTATCATATGTATTCTGGTAATAGGAGGTCTTCCAACCTAACTTATAGGTTGTCAATAAATCATTTGCCATGACAGATACAGGGACTTCATTATCAGGATAGTTCTCTGGATTGTATGACCAGTTACCACTGATCGCTTGATCAAAGAACTTCTGCATTACTGACACCACTTTAACATATCCATCGTTATTTGGCATCTCCCATAACAAAGTGTAATGTGATCTCAGAGATTGATAAGATGGAACAATCTGCTTAAGTGGTCCTTTCTTGGACTTCTTAGTGGACAAATAATCTCTTGGTGGTTCGATTCCGTTTGTTGCATTTGACACAACGGAACTGCTCTCCGAAGGCATTTGTGCTGACAGTGTTGAGTTCCGTAACCCATAGGTTCGTATGTCTTCCCGTAAAACTCCCCAATCAAGTGAAAGGTCATTGGGAACTACCTCGTCAACATCCTTCTTATATGTATCGATAGGTAGTATTCCATCGGCATACTTAGTTCTATCAAAGTATCCACACTTACCATACTCTTGGGCAAGTTTATTAGATGCTTTCAATAGATAGTATTGGAATGCTTCAGTAAGATCATGAACCAACTTCCATGCCTCTGGATCATCATAAGATACATGATGCTTGGCAAAGTAATGAGCCAACCCAATGTAACCGATACCTAAAGACCTACGATTCTTAGTTCCAACCTCTGCTGCTTTAACAGGATACCCTTGAAAATCAATTAGTGAATCCAATCCACGAACAGCAAGATCACATAGTTCTTCTAAACTATCAAGAGATCTAAGTGTACCAATATTAATAGCAGATAATATACACAACGCTATCTCACCATTAGGATCATCTATATGTTCTAATGGTGTAGTAGGTAGAGTGATCTCCTGACAGAGATTACTCATACTAACTTTGTCCTTAAAGGATGAATGACTATTACAATGATCTATATTCATGATATAGATACGACCTGTCTCTGCTCTCTCCTTAAGAAGATCAAGAATTAATTCTTGTGCATTAACTGTTCTTCTTGGTATTGATGCGTCTGACTCATATGAGCAGTATAAACTATCAAAAGAGTCGGTCCCAAAATTCTCATAAAGAGAAGGAACATCATGAGGGGAAAAAAGCGAGATGTCCTTATTGTCGATAAAGCGTTGGTAAAATAACGCACTTAACTGGATGGAGTAGTCGAGTTTTCTGACTCTGTTGTCTTCTGTTCCTTTGTTGTTTTTGAGGACGAGGATGTCTTGGATTTCTTTATGCCAGATAGGAAAGTGGACAGTAGCTGATCCTCCTCTAATACCGTTTTGCGTACAGCATCTAACAGTTGACTCAAATTTTTTGAGGAAGGGGACCACACCTGTGTGTTGAACTTCTCCGCCACGGATTTTGCTATTGATTCCCCTGATGCGGCCTGCGTTAATACCGATACCAGCCCTCTGTGCGACATATTTGCCAATAGCCATATCAGAGCTAAAGATACTATCGAGGGTGTCATCACTATCAACCAGAACACAAGATGCATATTGACGAATAGGGGTTCGTACTCCAGCCATGACGGGCGTGGGGATGCTGAGTCTGTGCTTGCTGATTGCGTCGTAGTATCGTCTGACATAATCTAACCTCGTTTCTTGTGGGTAATTTGAAAACATTGTTGCAGCAATGAGCATGTACATGAACTGCGGTGTCTCATAGACATCACCAGTGCTGCGATCTTGTACAAGATATTTATCAACCACTTGACGGAGACCTGCATATGTAAACAGGTAATCTCTATCGTGATCAATGTAACTATCTAGTATATCAATTTCATCATCTGTATATGATACAGCAAAATGCTTATCATAGATACCTGCTTCGATACATTTCGTAGCATGATCACCTAAACGAGGTGGTTCATGCAACCTACCCCAAAGACGCTTACGAAGACCAAACAACAATAATCTAGCAGCAACATACTGATAGTTAGGTGAATCAAGATCAATCAGATCACTAGCACTCTTAACAAGTATCTCTTGAATCTCAGATGTTTTAATCCCATCAAAGAATTGTACACCTGAATTAATTTCCACCTGAGATGCAGAAACACCTGCAAGATCCTTACAGGCTTCCTCTACCATTTTATGCATCTTCTGAAGATCTAGAGGTTCAATGTGTCCAGATCTTTTGCGAACATTTGTACCGTTGCTCATACTTTTTTCCAGTTGTTAAATTTTACTTTGGCTTCCAACCCTTTATAGGTATTTGATTCTAGCAGATCCATGATCTTATGTCCATTAACAACCATGTCATTAATGTCTTTTTCCCACATATCATTCGGCCAGATAACTACCTTCTCACCTCTGTCGATGGTGTTTGAGATCCGTTGAACGATCTCACGATTCCTCGGCTCGTTATCATAAACCCAAATAGCATCGCTAACACCCCACTTCCCAACATCACCGTCTGCACCGCACAAAGCAATGCTATTCGGTATGAACGAGCTGTCGAACGGTCCTTCTGTAATATAGACTGGAGTTCCTCCTCGGATTTTATCCAGTCCGTAGATCTTTGGTGCGTCATCATTAAGAATGGTTGTGATATATTTAACAGAACTCGGACCTAGAGATCTGCCCTGAAATCCTATGAGTTCCTTTTTATAATAAAGAGGTATTACTATCCTTGGTTCTTCCTTAACATGTGATGAAAAAGTGGGTTTATAACTGTTAACAAACTCACAAAATTTCTCAGCATAATAAAAAAGAGTAGGGTCTAATGCTCTACTCTCTAAGTAAGTTCTAGCTGCAGTAACCTCCGAACAAAGAGGAAGATCTATCTTTGATTCAAAGACAGGTTTCTCAAATTCAAACTTAGGTTCTTCAACAGGAAAATTCTTTCCTGTAAATCCAGACTTGAACTTCTCCATAGAATACTTTCCATGAAGAACCCCATCCAATTTCTTAAGAAAGTTATTGAATGACATAGAAGCACCACAGTTGTGACACTTATAGTTAGTATTGGTCTTAACTTGATAGAGATATCCCCTTGCCTTATTCTTGTGCTTCTGGGAATCCCCACACAAAGGACATCTAAAATTGTAAAGGTTATCCTTTACCCTTTTAAATTTATCAAGACGAGCAGATACCAGACCAATATATTTTGAATCAATTAGATCCATTCACGAAGGTTTGCTCTACAGGTATTGTACTACTGTTCACCATTCCTGTCAAGATTTTCGATCCGATTGGACTAACGATGAAAGATACAACAGCAAGAGCACCACAAATAGTCCACATCTTCTTCTCCATGACCTGTAAACGGTCATCAACCTTTCGTATATCCCTTTCACACCCATTCTTAATCTCCTGTGCTCTACGGTTTACTTCACGATGAACACTGTCAACCTTTTCAAAAAGAACAGCATCTATTCTATCTTGCTTGTCAAGCTTTTCGTTATGAACTGCCAGCAGTTGTCCCATCTTTACAGAGTTCTCCTGTAAAGTTTCAACTACTCGTTCTAACCTTTCTAGTATAGCAGTATTTACATCCATCTCTTACGAGAGCCGTGACCCCCAGTAGCATATCTCTTCTTAGGTTTCTTAGGTTTCATACCCTTATCATAACCTGCTACTGGTCCTTTAGCATCAGAACTAGAACTAAACCCACCTGATGATCCAACGGCATTGGCCACCATCTCTTCTTTAAATTGATCGAAAGACTTCATTATAGTGAGTGTAATTGGGTCAAACAAAACTCATCATCCATAATTCTATTTAGTCCTGACTGTGGATATTCAGGAACTCGTTCCAAATATGTCAGGAAACTCTTAGTGCAAGACCAAAGTTCTTTATCTAACTTAAAGAAGAGTAATGGTACTCCTGCATCACCAAAGACATTAAAAAGAACAATGAAGTGATTGAGGATAAGATGAGTCCTCAACTCTCCAGTGTTCCTGTAGCGTTTTAACAATCGTTTAATATATTTTATCCGCTTTAAATCATCATAAAAATCATCCTCGGTCACCGCCTGGGGATTCTCATAATTTTTAATGGCAAATAATAGATAATTGTTATCATTCAATTCATCAAATTTCATTTACATATTATTCGTCAGTGGGGTATGGGAGACTTCCAGTTGTGATTCCACTCATTGCTACGAGGGTCTCTTTCTTAACTCTCAGTGTGCCATGCATATCTATATATGTGGTTACACCGACCCAACCAACATGGTCTACTTTGTAAGCACCTGTATTCTCGGTTGCTGTACCATAGACTAATGCGTCAGCATCAGATCTTCCTTCCTGATATACACTGTCTAGTACTGAACTCTTAGGTAGTTCAGTTACATAGTATGAAGTTGCTGCAATACTTGTTGCACTTAAACCATCCGTTGTATCGATGGTTAGCACTCGGTCACTAGTAATACCCGTGATTACTGCTGCACCGTAGTGAGTTCCGACACCGCCTCTAGCACCAACTCGAATGACTTGTCCAACGGACACATCGTTCGTGAAAGTTGTACCAGTACCAGTTACGGTAGTACCACTTACTGCGATAGTACCGAATGTCGTAATATTATCATTTGAACCCCAGAGAGCCATGTGTCTGTCCCAGTTACGATTTTTATCTTTAAGTATTTATAGAACTAAGTACCCCTAGTATCTCTCATTGCTGCATCTGCCCTCTTCTTAGCATCCCTTGCTTTAGTAATTGTTGACTTAGGACTCTCTCTACGATCACCTACTTGCCTTCTAGATTTATCACCTTTAACTTTCTTCCGTTGTCCATCGGGTTTACCTGTCTCCCTACGAATCATTCCTCTGACAACTCTAAGAGCACCTGGCTCATCTCCACCTTTCTTTACTTTACTACCAGGTCTTTTATTTAAAGCACCAGTATTCTTACCAGTCTCTTTTGCATAACGATTTAATTCATGGATTGGATCTGGCAACAAAAGATCAGTGACTTCATATGCCACATCACCATTAGCTTTCATTAAATATAATTTATCAGATGCTTCTATCGTTAGAGTTTTTTTTTCAGCCTCTTCTTCTTTCATATGATCTGCTTTCTTGTAAAGAGGTTCTCCCGTCTTTACATTCTTCTTATTTCTATTCTGCCATGCAGGAGTATTACCTTTCTTGTCAGCATTAGTTAAGGTATACTGCTTCTCACTAAGATACTTATTATTGTACATATCATAGATCTTACCTACAATAGACCCTTCCTTCATTTCAGGATTGATCTCAATCTTATTCTTTACATTCTTCTCTACAATCTCTTTTTCTTTCTCAGCAGAAGTAGTTGCATCTTCTGACTTGTGTAATGCTTTTGCTTCTTCTAATTCCTTCTGTTCTAATGCTAACTTCTTAGCACTTCTTGCTTCTTCTATTGCTTTAGCAATATCAATTCTGCGCCTCTCCTCAGGACTGATCTCTTCTTTGACCTCCTCAGTTTTTTCCGTAAAGACACTACTTTTGCTCAAAGCAAAGATCTCTTCTACAGATTTATCAATAGATTTAGTCATCTCAACTGGGCGCAACTATTTTCTGATATTATTTATAAACGATCTGACCTTCTCTGCTGGAGTAAGTGCCTGAACATACTCTCTATAGGAGTCAGTACCCACTTCTCTCTTAGATGCAACCACACCTGAAGGTACTTTAGTTTCCATGATATCATTGATCCAACTCTTGAACATGATACCCTCATTAGTCACTGCTATGACATAGTTTGTACCCTTTCTAAGGATACGACCAACTAGTCCAGTGTTAAGGTTTTCAACCAGTGTTCCTATATTAAATATGTTACCTTGAACAAAGTGTTCTCTTAAAGTTTTAAAGTCTAACTTGGGCGCAATCTGCCATAATTCTATACCTTCTTTGGCAACTGCTTTCTTACCAATAGATCTTTGAACTGTGTTGAATAACTCTTGTGCTACTGCACCCTTTGCTGCTTTAGGTAATCCTTTTTTAAATGCTTCAAAATCTCCATCTGCTGCTAGAGCTCGAAGTTTGGAAGCAGACATACCCTCTGTCCCTTCAGCATCGGGATCCCTGTCCCCTGCTGATATGACATTAATCGCATCAAAAGTATAGAGTTCCCCGTTGTATTTGTTGGCAAGACTCTCAAACTCTTTTTGTCTATCACTGCCAACCACGAGATTAATGGTTTGGTATCCTTGGACATCGGCATGAACTAAAGCATCAATGATTGTACGAATAGATTGATCGTATATTATATTAGCACTATGATCTGGAAATAACTTTTTCATGAAGAGGACTTTATCCTCTGCACCTATAGGATTCTTATCGTTATCCTCTGAGTGTGATGGATAAACAGTGTAAGCACCACTCTCTGCAGTATCCTTTATCTTATCTAAAAGTTTCTCGTGGCCAGCTGTCGGTGGGTTAAACCTACCAAAACCGAGAGTAAGCGTTCCTCTTGTTTTTGCCACTTCTCCTTGTTCCTCTGGAGGGGGCAACTCTTCAGGTGCTGAACCTGGTACAGACGGCGGCGGTACTTCCGAAACCGTTTGTCTAGCTGCAGATCCTGGCTTAAGAGGATCGGTTTCTGCTGCTGGTTTTCTTCCACTATTAAATACTAATTCTCCTTCTACGGTGCGTCCGACTATACGCCCGTTAGTATCCACCCATGAACCATGACCGTCTCCAGTCAGACCCAATTTCTTGGCTTGTTTTGCAGCATTTGAAGATGCTTCAGTTAAAAACTTGAAAAAAGGCTTCATATCAACTCGGACTAAACACTCGTCTAGTGGATCCCTCGATGGTATTTATATTAAACGCCACACTGATCCTAGGTTCTTTTGAACTGACACCATTAACTCTATGTCTTATGAAGGATGGAAATATAATTATATCACCCTCTTTAACTTTTGGGCAAACATATTGTTTTGAATATGGATGCTCACCCATTGCATCATCATCCTTACAACAAGCATATGTAAAGTTGTATAATTGAAACAAAGGATTCATTAAATGAACTGCTTCATGTTCTGGATTAAATTTTACATAATGAATTCCAGAATAGAAACAAGGTAAGTGATCATGCTCTTCTTGATTCATTCCTCCAGTATAATAATTAGACCATGACTCATGGATCATTGCTTTACTATTCTTCAACCCAACATCATCACTAAACTGCTTCATAATACCATCATAAAAAGGAGTGTATATATTTTGAGTACTAATATCAAAGTCAGTCTTAATGGTACAGTCCCACCCACCAGGAGTTTCATGTAAAGGCAGTCCATTAGAATCCCTATACTTCTTCTCTGCTAATTCTTTTATCTCACTGGGGTCAAGGTAATACCGAAACAAAGGAACCCCAAACATAATCTCGTGTTCCATCACATCATCTTATAATACACAGAAGATTTATCAGATAAAGAAGATGCATATAACCACATTTCTTTACATGCTCTATCTGCATCACCATTCAAAGAAATCAACCATTTCAATAGTCTCAATCCACACAACTTACTATAGGTATAAGATTGATCTTTACCACGAAGTTCTCTCATCATATCAGTCTTCTTATTTTTTTGAAAACCTTTTGGTGCAGTAGGTAACTCATTCATAATTTTATAAATCTCTTCAAGTATTTTTGTTCTATTGGTACTACCTATAGCACAGTCTGCCCAAGCAGGTTCTTGTGGTATGTTTTTAAACTTAGCCCTTGCCAATACATCCCGTGCAACTTGTCCTTGAATCTTACCTTGTGCTGCAAACTCTCCTTTCAATTCTAACTTCCAATCTCCTTTATTACCACCAGCAAAGTTTCTTGCTTGGAAAGCACCTTTCCTTTTGTTACCACCTGGTTCAACTACAATATAAACATCCATTGCTGAGAATGCAGTAAGTTCATTAAGGGTAGGTTGTTTTTTAAATCCAACACCTTCTGTCTTCTTTAATCTAGATGTTCCCAACGCATTCATAGTCTTCCACTGTGGTTGTGGACCTAATTTCTTCAAAGAGATACCAATCAAACTTCTCTTGGGAACTTTCTTCTTTGCTATGGTAGGTATGTCATCTACACTAAATGCTAACTGTAAAAAGTTATTCAAACAATCAGTTGTATTTTCCTTCTTAAGAAGTTCTAACAAAGTAGCTTTATGCTTTGGTTGAATCATCCATATATCAGCAGGATTCCACTTATCTTCTTGTGCAAGATGTGCTTTTGGATCCTTTGCTACTACAGTCTTAAACCTATTAGATATCTCTGCTTCAATCACATCATCACCACGAAGAAATTCCCAACCTTTCCCTTTAACATTATGGTAAATTGTATTTGCTCCTTTTATAAATGAATTCTTCCAGTCTTGTGATAATCCTTTTATCTCATCAAGAGTAACTCCTGGTCCATATACTGATGGCCAAGCATCATCAAAGTCTTTATCTTCAAGACATTGCTCTGCGTTACTAGCATGGCATTCAAGATCTTTATCTTTATTATATCTTATTGCAGCAAACAATGCTTGTCCAACTTCCTGTACTTTAGTTGCTGCTGAACCACCACCAGATCCACCAGCATTTGTTGGCTTTACTAATACTCTTATAACCTGTGGTTTGGTCAACTTTGTTGTATCACCATAACGCATAACAAGATCTAACTGCTCCTTATTAGCATTAGTCTTTGTTCCTAATCTTACTTCATGCCCAACTTCTGCATCACCTTTGTCTATAAGATTCTCTAGATAATCAGCAACAGAATCTCTAACCTTTGTCCTTTCTGATGCAGGAACAAAGGTCGTGAGTGCTATCTGGATCTGTTTCTGAGAATCATCATTCTCAACCTTCTTAAGATCCATACTTATAACATTGCTATCAGCAAACTTGCCCAGTGCTGCAAGTACTGACTCATAAGCATGTTTATTTTTATATGGAACTTCCATCTTAAATACTTTCTAAGTATTTAGAGGTCATCAATGCGTCTGTTCTCTGAGAAGTATGAATCAAAGTGTCCGTCTGGATACCTAGAAGCAAGTTTAGTAATGTTTTGTGCAATGACATCATCAAGAGATACATCAAGTGCCATACATGCTTGAGCAACATACCATAGTACATCACCAAGTTCAATCTTTAGATGATTGATATTTGCTTCATCATATTCCTTACCTTGGAATGCAATCTTCTTAACGATCTCCAAGAACTCTCCACCCTCGGCACTAATACCAACAGCAGCAGTTAATAAACGCTCAATCTTACATCCTTTTGCTTGTAACTCTGCAGTACGAGCAATAAAAGCAGACCCTGATTTAGATTGTTCACTAGTTACGGAATCAACAAACCTAAGATACTCTAACCACTTAGGATTATCTACTCTAGCAGTTGGTGCTTTAATATCAGGAGTAATAGTTACAGGTGCTTTCTCATGAGTTATTGGACTCACTTGTGGTTGAACACTAGTAGGATCTGTTGCTTTAGGAGGTGTTGGATTAGGATTTGTATTAGCAATACTTCCTAACTGAGCATCAGTAGGATGATCAGGATCATCTCTCCATCCCTCTGTTCCTGGTTCACCTGGATCTACTTCCCAAAATTCTCTAGGACGCTTAGGCTTTTGCTTAAGTTGTGGTTGTGGTACTGGTTTCTGCGGATCTGGTGTAGCATCTGCAATAGCACTTGAAAAAGTAGGCATGACTTACATTAATACAGTTGTTTTCTTTGGATGATAATCATGAAGTTTATCTAGATGAAAATGTTCCCAAGCATATGAGATGTCATCTATGTTTTCTTCTTTGAAATCCAAATTTTCTGGCGATGTATTTAGGAAAGCACTAATCGTAATTCTATCAGTGTCCGTAAACCAATCGGTCTCAACATATGGGTTATGAAAGAAAAAGGTTGGATAACATGTCATTTCATTATACACCATATTTGATTTATCTTCAAGCTTCCAAGGTCCATAGTCTTTAATCTGAAACCACTTAGCATCATCTGTCATAACTTCTTTTGTAAGCTCCTTCTGTGTTCTCTGCATAGCTCTTCTATCATTATGACTCATATCTAAAGTATTTTTCTTTCCATTAAAAGACCAGAACCCTGTCTGCATAGGATACTCTGACTCTACAAGAGGTATGTTTAATGCAATATGAGCATCCTGATCAACTCCATGTGGAGCATCAGTATGTGGGAAAGCAGAGAGAGGATCCACAATAGGCATGTTGCCATTAAAGCAATTACCAAATGCACACTCACTATAAAATTTATTTAACCCAAATAAAGGAGCTAATGATTTTTCAAATGGTGTTACAAACCACTGCACAACCTCATCATGGATTAAAAAACTTTTACCAGGTCTTACATTATCATCTGAATAATTATCCCACCAGTATCCATTAAGAAAATATTCCCTGACTAGATCAGGGAATTTAAAATAATCTGGTGCTACAAGAATAGGTATATCATTGTTCTCCCCTAAGGTCTTAAACTCAAACTTAAGATTATTAAGAACAGCTATCTCTTGCCATCTATCTGAAGCAGACTTCATGATGCAAATTGTAACTTAGATAATTTATTTTTCAACTCTTTAAACTTATCTTTCTCATCAACCTGATCCTCTTGTCCACTATCTATAAGGTCACCACCCTTATTCTGTTCCACATCATACAGTCTCATCTTAGCACGATCAATACCAAGACAGAATCTCTTATTAATAGTAGGATCATTATATCTATTCTTCAATTGCTTAACCATTATCTGATTGATTCCTTCTAACTCTTCAGTAGAAATAAGAGCAAACATAAGGTCAGCAGTGGCAGGTAACCCGAAGGATTCAGATGTGTCAGTAAGGTCAACATCGCTACTACCAAAACCAGCACGAGTGGTCTGGGTAGCCGAGACAATAGGAAGATTATACTCCACCGCAAGACCTCGTAGATCTTCCGCAATAGCTTTGATATACGAGTAAGAATTTGCTGACGCATTTCCTTTGTACCTACTAGACGCACATATATTAAGATAATCTATGAATATTATATCAGGTCTGAACGATTTTTTCAATGCCAGTTCATTAAGAAGAGTCTTAAAGTGTCCAGCATGTGCTGCAGCAGTAGGATACTCCTTAATAATAAGAGAACCTTGAGTCTTCTTAGCAATACTACTTACTTTATTTTCAAAGATTGGTCTAGGAAGTTCAGTAATATCTCTGATGTTAACATCTAAAAGATTTGCATCAATACGCTCCGCAATCCTCTCTTCAGCCATCTCCATCGTAATATACAAAACATTCTTACCCTGTAGAAGCACACTAGCAGCAAAACTACACATGAATAAAGACTTACCAACACCAGTACCTGCAAGAGCAATGTTGAGAGTTTTATTAGGAACTCCACCCTTTGTAATCTTGTCGAAGAATTCCAAATCGAAAGGTATCTTGTCCTCACGCCTATGGTATGCTTCGTATCTCTGTTCGTAGTCCTCAAGGTAATCGTGTCCTACATGATTATCGAAAGAGACAGCCAAAGCATCAGACAGAATATTAGGAATAGCATCCCTTCCTTTCTTGTCATCTTGTCCATCTGCTATCTTAATTGATGACATCAATGCCAAATATATAGCACGATCTCTACACCACTTCTCAGTAGCATCAACCAACCAATCAGTATTAGTCTCAGATTTTGTTAACTTAGGAATGATCTCCTGAACATCTCTAAACTCTTGCTCACTGAGATCTTCTCTATTCTGAATCTCAAGACTAAGAATTTCTTGCGTCACACATTTGTTGTACTCCGCAATAAAATCAATAATCTCTTGACATATGATTAACTCTGCTCTTACATCAAAGTAATCAAGTTTAATAAAAGGGATAACCTTCCTAGAATAATCTTCATTGTGAATGAGATTACTAAGAATAGTTAATTCAAGTTTGTCCATAATTAAAAATTTTGTTAGCAGTCTCGTCTAGAGCCTGCATAACTTCAGGGGTAAAGTACTTTTCAGGATTTTTGTATACTTCTTTAGCATACACTTTCTTGCCATTGATCTCATAACGACCAGCGACATTCTTCCAGAGTTCTCCTAGTTCTCCTAATTCTAGCAGACCATAGTACTTGTCCAGTCCACGATCATCATAAAATAAACGAACTGTAACTTCTTTGTTCTCTTTGCTTAGACGAGACTTGACCGTCTTAGCTTTGATAAGATTTCCGATGACATCTTTACCGTCTTTTTCTTTTTTCTTCGTGAGGTAAATGATCGTACTAGCAGCGTACTTAAGACCACTACCGCCCCCCATTTCTTTAGTTGGTACATAGGCTCCAATAACATCATAAGTGTGGTTAGTAACTATCATAGGTATGTTAGCCTGCCCAAGTTTCAATGTCAACATTCTAAAAGCACCCTTAACAAGTTGTGATTTAGTCATGTCACGAACTTGTTTGTCTTCTAGAGCATCGTTAATCTCTTTCTCAGTAGACAACATCCCAAGTGAGTCTAGCACAAACATACATGGTTTGCGATCCTCTGTCTTGGCCTTAAGATATATATCTACTGCCTTAAGTGCCTTACTCCTAAACTGTTCAATAGTTACTACATTTATAACCACTAAACGAGTAGTATCAATACCACGATCCTCTAGTAAGGATTTAGATATAGCACTCTCAGTATCAAAATAGAGACAGTAAGCATCGGGGTTAGTATCAAGAAAGTTCTTAACAACGGCGAGAGAGAAAAAAGTTTTTCCAGTACTGCTTTCTCCAGCAATTGCAGTGATTTTGTTACTAGATACACCCCCAAAAATACTACCTGAGATGAGTCCGTTAAAAACCAACGAACCCGTATCAACATACTGTTCACTCTCTTGTATATCGGATGCGAGTTGGGTGAAGTCATCTCCAATCTCCTTTACAATGTCCTTCAAAAAATCCATAGTTAATCGTGTTTGTGTGCAATTCCCAGTTCATGCATTCTAGCAT